CTATTGAACGGCCTCGATCTGGAACCAGGTACTGACATCGGCAGAAAGCGTAAAAGCCGCCGCCGAGGCATAGGAAACACTGATCGCATCGCCCGCAGAAACAGGAATGACCCCCGACATGCCCGTCACCCCGTCATTATTGTAGCCCGCCGGCACCGAGATCCGGAACGATCCGGCCACCCGCACCCCGTTCCGATACACCAGGAACTGGTTGGACCCGATACCCGACTGCGCGATCGACAGCGCAACCCGCACCCGGCTCACCCCGGCCGGAATCGTGAACTGCCCCGGCGTACCCGCCGACCAGAAAGACGACGTATCGAGAATTTCGCTGTTCCATACCTTCATCTGCACGAAGCTGCCGCCGGTCGCCGCCATCGCCGCATCCGCCGACAGGCTCACCATCGCCCCCACCCAGGGCACACCCGTGGTGCCGCAGGCAAAACTTCCGCTCGCGGGCACATAATTCAGATGGCTGCCGCCGCTGTCGGGGCAGGACGGAATTTCACCATGCCCGACCGGCCCCACCATCTGCGCCCGCGCCGGGCCGGCAGCATACGGCGCCAGCACCAGCATGCCGGCCAGCATCAACAGGATTCTCTTCATTCCGAATACCATTGCGTTGCACTGTTCTGCCAGAACGTGGCGCCCCCGCCGGGCACGATCGCAACCGGCACTCCCGCCGCCAGCGCATCGATCACGCCCCCCACGGGCGGATAGACCAGCAGCGCGGAACCGCCCCGGTTCAGCACCTTGCGCCAGGTTCCCGCCAGCCCCGCCACCAGCACCGCCCCGGTGCCGGCCGCCACAGTGGTGAACAGATTGACCTCCGACGACACGGCAGCCGCCGTGCCCTGCCCGCTTCCCGCCGCCACCAGACTGCCGGAGAAGGAAAGGGCGGACGGCGTCCAATCCTGCCACGCCCCGTTCCACACCTGGATCTGCCCGGTATCGGTGGCGTAATAGACCCCGAGACACCCCGCCGGCAGGTTCGGCGCCACCGGCCGCGCGGCAAGGGTGCCGTAACCGAGATAATCGGTAATCAGCGTGCTGTTGCCCATCAGATCGGCACCCCGATTGTCTGCCCCGCCGGATCGGACAGCATGCCGACCGGCGCGATATTCCCGTTGACCAGCGGCAGCACGCCGCCCCCCGCGCCAGCCCCCTGCCCCAGCACCGCCCAGCCCGCCACCGTCCCGGCGCCCGACTGCTTGGCCCACACCGCCCCCGCCGGCCCGCCATCGCGTTGCAGGAAGACATCGCCCACCCACCCGGCGACACGCCCCTCCGGCCCGCCGAACCCGTCCATCACCCGCGCGCCATGATGCAGCACCACCACATCCCCCGGCCGCGCCGGCGCCACGGGCAACATTCGCGAACCCGGCACAACCGGGCGCGGCACGGCCGCCAGCAACGCCGACAACCGTTCCCCCCGCCCCGCCGGCACGGGTGCCGGCGGCGGAAAGGACGCCGGCAGGATCACCGAATCCGGCCCGCTGGCACCAATACTTGCCACCGGCACGCCCAGCGCCCCGGCAATCACCGACAGGTTGCGGATCGACCCGCTGGACCCGGCCTGAAGCCGCGCGAGAAACTGATAGGCCGACAGCGTCAGCCGCCCGGTCGCGGTGTCGACGAACGGCCAGTCCCCCACCGGCAGGGTCTGGCGCGGTACCGCCGGCATCACTCCATCCCCGTTTCGGTGTCCAGATAGAACCCGAGCAGATTGCGCCGCACCGGGTCCGTCACCTGCAACCGCAGCACCCGCTGCCGCGCCTGCCCCAGCTTCTGCCAGCGCAGCCGCGTCCGATACGCCCCCTGCCGCCCCATCGACCGCCAAAGCCGCAACGCGCTCCAGGTCCGCGCCCCGTCATCCGACCAGTCCAGCATGATCCGCGGGTCCACACCGGGCGGATCGTCGGCGACGGCATCAGCCGATTCCACAAACGCACTGCCCACCGGGTTCGAGCCTGCCGGCACGATCCCCCCCGTCACCGCAAAGCCACCACCCGCCCCGCCATTATCGGCGAAGGCCGCCACCGGCGCCCCCGCCGCCACGGTCAGGAAAACCGGCGGCGCCAGCCCCAGCGGCGCAGACCCGTCAGACGCCAGATAACGCGCCCCACCCGCATCGGTCAGGAACAACGCCCGGTTCGCCGCCACCGACAGATCCACGAAATCTCCCGGCGCCGCCACGAACAGATCGGCAATCCGCGCCGTGGCAAAGGCCAGGCTGCCGAAACGCGTCTGATACTGCGTGCCGGCCGGCACCGGATATGTCCCCACCGCCGTCTGCTTCATGTTGCCGCAGATCGTCACCGCCGATCCGCTCACATAGGCCACGGCATTGCCATCGCTCCACGGCCCGATCGTGTAGCCCGCCCAGTCGGTGGCGGCATAAGCCTCGCCCGAAACCGGCGCCCCGATCTGCGTCGCCCGCCCGGCGGAATACCGGAACACCCGCACCGTGTCCCACATGCGCGCATTGCCCCGGTTGGCCGCACTGTCCGACAGCCCCACCAGCAGAAACGACACCAGCCAGTCGCCACTCCCCCCGATCGGCGTCAGCCCCGGCTGGCCGCCATAAACATCCGTCCCTCCCGGCTGCCCGTCGGCAATGAACGCATATTCATCCGCAAACGGAATCTGCACCACGCCGGCAGCATCGATCCAGTTTTCATTGTCGATCGTGTACATCGGCAATGTACCGGTAGACGACGTCGCGCTATTCCCGGCAAACTGCGCCGCCAGCGCATCGTAGCTGACAGCCCCCATGGCAATCCGCACCATCGCCCCATGCGGCCAGGCCGGCCCGATCACCGCCTGCAATTCCGGATTGGCATTCCCCCCGGCCACCGCATTGGCCGCCATGTCGCCCCGGCTGAAATACAGATAATGGTTGGTCCCGCCCTGCCCGTCCGGCAGAAAGAACCCGACATTGCCGTTATAGCCGGACTGGATCAGCAGATGCGTCCCCAACTGCGCGGGATAGGCATATTTGATCACCGGCACCCGGCACGCCGCCCACGCCACCATGCTGCCCAATTGCGGATACAGCCCGTTGAGCCCACCCGACCGCGCCGCCCCGCTGATGATCTGCGCAATACTGGGAAAGACCAGCACCACACGCGGCACCGCCGGATAATCGACCTGATAGGACAGGATCGGATCGTCGATCGTCTGAGACCCGGCCAGGAAACATTGATTGGCGCCATAGATCGGCCCCGGCCCGCCAATGGCGTTATAGACAAATCCTAGAAAGACCGGCGCCGCCTGGCCATTGGCCTGATACAGCGCAATGCCTTCCCACACCGCGCCGTCATCCACCCCCACCACCAGATACTGGCCCAGCAGCAGAACCGAGACCGCATTCAGCCGGACATTCAGCATGTCCAGCCCCGGCGCCATGGTCAGGATGTCGGCCTGCACACTCGCCTGCTCCAGCGTCCACACCACCGTGCCCGAAGGCGAGACCGCATTCACCGCCCCGCTGCCCAGCGAAATCATGTTGCCCGACCGGTCCGGCATGCACGACATATTCGCCCACCCGTTATAAACGGCGGTCGACCCGGCCGTATGGCCGCCAAACTGCGGCGCCGCCAGCAGCCCCGCCCCCTCGACAACGCCGTTCCAGGGCGCAACGCGCCACCCCTGCCCCGCCATATTGCCCACCGGCGCCGCCGACGACCACATGACCGAGGCCGGCACCAGCGCCACCCCTCCGGCATAAAGCTGCACCTGCCGCGCCCCCGGCGACAGCGACAGCAGCAGATTCACCCACCCCGCCCCCCAGCCGGCAAAATCGTAAGACGCACGCACGATCTCCCCGCCCTGCATGTCGGTCGCCCGCACCACGATCTGCGCCCCGGCCAGCGTGTCGTCATTGGCCACGCCGATAAAGAAGCCCGGCCGGCTGCCCGTCGCATCCCCGCTGCCCAGCACCAGCCCGCGCGGCGCGCCGTCATCGGGCAGGTCCACCCACAGGCTGACCAGCAGACTGGCCAGCCCCACCGCCATGCCCTCCGGCGCCGTCGCCCGCGCCAGCGCGGTGGGCGTCGTCAGTTCCACCCCCTGCGGCTGATAGGTCACGTTCCGCACGCCAGGCACGCCCGGCAGGCCGATCCCCGTCTCCACATCCAGCTCGAAGCGCCGCATGAACACGCGCCCGCGCAACCCCTGCACCGGCGGCGCGGCCAGCAACCCGCGCATGGTCGCCCCCAGCTCGGTATAGACCAGCGGATTCAACGCCCCGACCACACCGCTCAGCCAATCGCCCACCAGCACCCTGCCATGGGCCATGATCGCGCAATTGGCCCGCCAGCGACCGATCGAACTGTCTGCCCCGCTGCCGGTCCAGGATTCCCGCTCGTGCCACAACCCGGTCGCCACATCATACACCCAGGTCGCGGTCGCCGAGGGAAACAGCAGGGTGACGAATTTATGCCCTTCCAGCGTGTAGCTGAAACAGCGCGCATCCGCCCGCGTCGCATAGGCCTGCCACGCCCCCTCGATCGCATGGGTCGAAACGCGCTGCGGCTGGTACCCCGCCAGGCGATAGAACATCCCGTCATCGCCCAGGAAAAAGAGCGTATTATCCTCCAGGCAATGCGCATGCGGCCCCGCAATGCCGCGCTGGATAAACGCCCCATCGAACCGCTGGAACGGAAAGGACGGCGCCGCAGTCCCGGCATCGTACCAAACCTCCGTCCGCGCCGCGCCGAACAGGTAGAGCTGCTCATGCGAATTCACGACCGCCAGCAAAGGGTCGGCCGTCGCCTCCTTCGCGGCGAACATCGTCCCGTCGAACGGCGTCACCGCCTCCTGCGGCGAGAGAAAGAATTCCTGCGTCCCGGCCCGGTTGAAAACGAAATAGGTATCGAAATAAACGACAGAATCCGCCGGATAGAAATTCTCATCCGTGATCTGCCGCACCCCGCCGGCCACCGAATAGGACCAGCCGGATTCCCCATCCACCCACACCAGATCGACGCCATTGGTATCCATCGATACCGGCCCCGTCACCCAGGTCGCGCCCAGCTCCACGCTCGACCCATCCGCATCCACCCGATACAGCGCCTGCCCCGAGACCACATACAGCGCCCCGCCCATCAGGCACATGCCCCACACCGGCCCCGCCCCGCACTGCGCGAACGCCACCATGCCCGGGCAACCCCACACCGGCACCGGCGTCTTGGCATCCTTCGGCGCGTATTCGGCATAGAAATTGACGCAACGCTGCGCATCCAGCGCCACCGAATGCGCCTGGTACGATTGCGCGGCAAAGGCCACCTGCTGAACCGCCATCGCCCCTACCCCGCCCGCCCGGCCGGCCCCGCGCCGGCACCAAACAACACCGATTGCGGCTCCCGATCCCAGGCCTGCGCCACCATCAACTTGCTGACGGCCTCCTGCTTCAGAATCGCATATTGCGCCGGATCGACCGGCCCTTTCCCCGATCCGTTATATTCCGGCCATAATTCCACAGCGAGGTTCCAGCGCATCGCCGCCAGCCACTCATCGGGAAAATCCGGCACCGAACCCAGATCGGCAAACGGCATCAGCGGCCGCTGTGCGGTAAACGCCACCGCACAGCCACTGTCCGAGGGCGCGGGCCATACATGCAGCACCCCCGCCCCCAATTGCGGATCGTAGAAGAACTGCGTCACCACGCCAGGCACGCTCTTGTTCGGAATATTGGCGTAATCCAGCCGCGACATCGGCACCAGCGGGACCTCCACCGCCTGCCCGTCGCCCGCGAACTGCCGCCGCCGCGCCGCCGGCACCCGCAACGGCCGCACCATCGGGCAAGGATAGGCCACAACCCGCGCCCCCGCCGACGCCGCGGACGGCAATGGCGCGGCCAGCGTCAGTCCACCGCCCGAAACCGCCACCACACCGGTCCAGAACACACCTCCGCCATCCAGCCAAAGCCCCACCCGCCAGCCGGCAGCGATCCCCGCCACAGCCCCAACCCTCACCTGCACCCCGGCACCCGCCGCCGCCAGCACCGTCTCGACACACTGGCTGCTCACCGCAACCGCATCCGCCGACCCGGCCCCGATCAGGTACCGCACCTGCCCCGGCTGCAGGAACAGCGTGCACTCTTCTTCGGCCCACACATGAATGCCCGAAGCCTGCCACGCCTGCACCATCGCATTCAGCGACGCGAATGCATTCTCCACCAGCCCCAGGCGCGGCACGTCCTGCGGCCCCACCGCCCCGCACAGCCGCAACGCGCCCGCGATCATCTGATAGACCGGCTGGCTGAACGGGCAGGTGGTCGTCCCCGCCGGCTCCCGATCCCACCGCGCCACCACGGCGAATTTCTCCGCCGCCATCGCCTTCAGCATCTCGAAACGCTGGGCCGGGCAGTCATATTCCGGCGCCAGTTCCACCGCCAGCGCGAAACGCAGCGCCGAGATCCATTCCTGCGGCACATCGGCACGATCGGCCGCACCACCCACATCCTGCAACGGAAGCTGGCAGGTCAGGGTCACCGCCACCTGCCCGCCGGCAGGCGCCGGATAGACGCTGAAAAGACCCGTCCCCACCTGCGGATCGTAAAAATACTGCATCGGGCTCCCACCCGGCGTCCCCTTGCCCGACAGGTTCGCATAATCCAGCCGCGACATCGGAATCAGCGGCGTCTCCACCCCCGTCGCCAGATCGACGGCCCGCGCCCCGATCACCGTCAGCGGCCGCACGAACGGCGCGCCATAAGCGACCACCACCGCCCCCGCCGATACCGGACCGCCCAGCCCCGACGCCAGATAGACCGTCCCACCGACCACCGACAGAACCGAGCACCAGAACAGCCCGCCCCCATCCAGCACAATGCCGATCCGGCAGCCGGCCGCGATGCCGGCAACAGAGGCCACCGTCACCTGCGCCGCCCCCGCCACCACCGGCGCTCCCGCAACCGTGGCCACATAGCCCTGCGCCACATTGTCCGCGCTGCCGGCGCCGATCCCATACCGGGCCTGCCCGGGCTGGAGAAACACCGTCCCCTCGCCCTGCGCCCAGACATGCACGCCCGATACCTGCCACGCCTTGATCAACCCGTTCAACGCGGACAGCGCGTCCTGATATTCGTTCGCCGGCGGCACCTCCCCGCTGGCGATCGCGCCGATCAGCCGCAGCGCGCCGTTGATGATGTCGGATGTCCCGGGGTTCCAGCCCGCGCTCCCCGTCATCATGCCGGCACCGTCACGCCCCGGCCCCAAGCGGCTTATCGCCCTCGACCATCAGGAAAGACGAAGACGATTCCCGCACTATCTTCAGCACCATGTTCTCCATCCCCCCGCCCAGCACCCCCACCGCACCCGGCAAAACAGGCACGATGGTCAGCATTCCGCCGCCGATCGCCACGATCGAGACCGCAACATTCTCACCCCGGTCGAGCATGATCTGAACCCGGTCGCCAACGGCGAAACCGAGCGTGGACGCCACCGCCACCACGCCGCTCCCGGCGGCGGCGGGCGCCGCCACGCAGGTTCCCACCACGGTAAAGCGGTTCTCCTGGCGCGGCCGGGCCACATCCACACTCTGCTCGTCCGCCACCCCGCGCACGAAATCCTGCGGCTGCTGCGCCTCCCACCGCCTTCCATCCACCAGGGCCTGCCCGGTCTGCCCGCCAGGGATGGTGCGCGCCCGAGACCGCCGGATCTTGAAACCCGACAGGTCGTCCAGCACATAATGGTCGCCAGGCCGGTACCGCCAGGGCTCGCTCACATTCGCTCTCCCGTCACGCCTGCGGCACACCCTTGATCATCTCGAGAACGATCGTGGCCGCGCTCCCCGCCCCGGCCCCCATCGTCGTCAGCAGGATCGATCCCGTCGCCCCCGCCGCTTTCGGATTGGGAATGCCCTGAAACCGACGAAAATCCAGATGCCCGAAGCCCGACAGCGTCGCCAGATCCACCGGCTCCGTCGCCTCCCATTGCAGCCGCGCCACCATCCCATGCACATCATAGGCAATGCGCCGCACCATCAGATGCACCCCCGGCACCTGTCCACCGACCGCAAAAGCCATGGATTGCGCATCCACGATCTTCATCGCTGCCAGCCCGGTCCCATCGCTGACATCCGTCACGCGCAAAACCAGATGACGCGGACCATTCGCGATCACCTGAACAGTCGTCACATCCGCCATGCCGTCCCTCCCCGCATCAGGGCGCAGCCGGCCCCACCGGCCGCGCCCACGCCATCAGCCCCGACGCGTCGTCGGCGCCGGCTTGCGGCGTACCGGCACGGTCTTCGCTTCGGCCGGCGCCTGCGCGGCACCATGGTAATGATGATGCACCTCCACCACGGCGGGACGGCGGGGAGTCGGAGGAGTCGGTTTGCGTTTGGTCATGAGGATTGCTCCATTGTCAGCGTTCTGTTCTTTTTTGAAAAAAAGAACCAAAAAACTTTTGATCAATTAAAGAAAAGACTCTTATCCGCGCATACAACACCAAACGAATAAAAGTCTTTTTGCTTCTTTTTCTTCAGAAAAAGAAGAGAACCTTAAACCCCAGGCGTCCCATACAACCCCCGCCAATCCGCCCAGTATCCGGAATAGCGCTCATAACAGGCCGCCTTGGCATTCCTCGTGTCGAAATCATTGTCCTGATCGAACGAGATCGGATCGCGCTCATAATAGGTCAGCGAATTCGGCACATTGGTCCGGATGAACCACGCCGTCTGGCTGGTGAAATAATGGTTCAGCTTGATGCCTTCGGGGAACGCATTGGTCGCCCGCAGCACGTTGATCGCATTGTTCGCCGTATCGTTCTGCAGCACCGAATTGCACACCCGGTTGGCCTCGAACCACAGCGCCGAAGGCACATTGAGCGTGCGCGGCAGCGCCGAGATCCGCATCCCCCGGTTGTTCTGGCACTGCATGATCTGCACCGTCAGATCCTCGATCGCCGCCTCCGACAGATCCGCCGCCGTCCCCAGCAGGTTCGACTGGCTGCCCGCCAGCGTCGGATGACCGGCCGAAATCAGCGGCGCCCCGTCACCCCCCAGCGCACTGGCCGAGAACGCCATGTTGTAGATGCCGGCCAGCACGTTTTCCTTGGTCTGGCGCATCGAAAACGCCAGCTGCGCGGCCCGGCGCTTCGACACCGCCTCATACAGATTGTCGCGCAGCTCCTCATAGGTCACGATATAACCCAGCGCATACGCCACATGCGTAAAGCGGCTGACCGCCCCCTGCGCTTCCGTGTCGTAATAGATCTGCTGCCCCTGCGGCTTCACCGGCGCCAGGCCGAAGCCGGTAATCTCGACCTCCTCCTCATACGCCTTGTCCGACGTCTGCTTGTCGAACAGATCCAGATATTCGACGCGGTGTTCGTCATAGCTGCGCCCCCACCACGCCTTGATACCGGGCCACAGAGCCTTGGGGTGCGCGCCCGTCGTAATTACGGCCATTGAACAGACTCCTCAGACGCCAAGCGTGCTGGTGATGGAATGAAGATTGATGCGGCACAGCCATTTCGCGTTGGCGCCGATCGCATTGTCGATCGCCTGATACGCCCGCAGAATGCGCATCTGCCCGGTCGCCAGCGTCCCCGCGCTGCTCGACTGGATCTGCCACCCGGACTGCGCCGACACGGTCGATCCCGCCCCCGCCACCAGGTTGACATTGCCCGACACCGCACCGGCCGGCAGTGCACCGCCCACCGAATCCTCCTGCACCGCAAAGACCAGATTCGGATCGTCGGCCACATAGACATAGGCCGCCTGCCCCGCCGGTAGATACGGCGCCTGGTTCTGCAACAGCGGCACCACCAGCTCGCCCGCATTGCTGGCAATGCCCTGCATCGCCCCGGTCACCAGGCCAGACGCCCCGGCCGTGGCAATCCCCACCGCCGGCACGCCATTGGCATCCGCCCCCGGCAGAACCACCAGCGGATCGCCCAGAAACAACGGCGTGGGATTGCTCGCCGGCACATAATAAACCTGCACGCCGCCGGCATACGGCGCACCGGACGCATAAGCCATCGGCCGCAGGCCAAATGGAGCATTGGAATTCATCGGGCAGACCTCTGCACGGGTGAAAAGGCAGCAGGCACGCCATGCACCCGCCGAATCGTCCTTGCCTGTTTGTGCTGCCTGAACTCTTCTTTTTCTGCAGAAAAAGAAGCAAAAAGACTTTCAGTCGTTTCTCGATAGCATATGGATGGAGAGGGAGTATTCCTAAAAATCCATAGTTTTATATATTAAAATAATCAGGACCCCATTCCAGACTCTGCCTCACCACGAGAAACCGAACCCAAAATCCAAAAAGTTTTTTGGTTCTTTTTTTCAAAAAAGAACGCCCTACTCCCGGAGTCTGGCTGGAAATGTGGGCTGGTGAGCGAGAGCGGCCCGCTACGGGCCGCGCCCGTCGCGTGTTTCCGAGCACCGAAGCGGAGCGGCCTCACTAGGCGTTAGCATCGGAGCGCAGGAAACGCACGTCGGATCGCCACCAGCGCGCATTTACGACCAGACGCCTAGCGTCGCTCTTCCCGGATCGAGATCCCCACATCCCGCGGCACATACTGCGCCTGCCGGTCCGCGCCCGTGGGGCCACCCGGCACACGCCCTTCCCGGATCTGGTCCATCAATTCCCGATGTCCCGATTCCTGCGCCGCCATATCCTCCCGATACCATTCGGCCGGGATTTCCATCAGATACGCAATCTGCGCCCCGCCGCCGCGCGCGACCCCAACAGTCATGCTCACGGGTTTTCCGGATTCATCCAGAACCTGCTTGTATCCCGCATCCCCGGCCCGCGCGATCCGCCCCGGCTCGTCATTGAACCAGTGCCGGTGGTACCCTTCCCGATCCGGATAGGCCAGCTTCTGTTCCCGCAGCCCGAACGGCCGGCGCGAGGCCACGCGCCTGACAGGCCCCACCCCCGGCGCGGCACCCGATGCAACATTCTGGGCGGCACGGCTCCGCGCCGCCTCGTTCAGCGGCACGCGCCCGCGTGTTTCGTCGCTCATGCGTCGTTCTCCCAGTAATATCCGGCCCATTCGTCCTTCGTCAGCGGCTTGCCCTTGCCCGCCAGCGCGCGGGCATAACGGTCATATTCCCGCCGCGCCTCCGCCGGCAGCGCCTCGAACCCGCGCGGATTCCCCCCGCGCCCGCCCTCACCGCGCGACGGACTCACCGGCGGCGGCGCCTCGCGGCGTTTGTTCTCGAACAGGGCAGGATGCAATTGCCGTACCTTGCGCCGCGTGATCTCCAGCCGTTCCGCCAGGCTCAACCCCGGATGCTGCCGATCCACCGCCGACTGGATCGCAATCGCATCCTGCCGCGCCTCCGCATCGCGCGAAAACCACGGATTCGCCTGCACGAAATCCATAATCTCCGGCGGCATGCTCTCCACCCGCTCCACCGGAGCCGGAGCCGGCGGCGCCGTATCGCGCAGATCCTGCAAATCCCGCTCGGCCACCGCAAACGCCGTCGTGTCGCCACTGGCCACCGCCGCCTGCCGCCGGCCCTCGATATCGCGCACCGCACGCTGATAGGCCCGCTCGTCGGCCCGCCGCGTGCGCTCCGTCAGGTCCGCCAGCGCCTTCTGGCTGTCGCGCAACTGCGCCTGCATGGTCGCATACCGCCCATCCAGCGCCCGATATTGCTGCTGCAACACCGGCAGCAAATTCATCCCCCGGTCCAGAAAGTCCCGTGCCGGCCGCCATTTCTCCACATCACCCCGAAAATCGTCACGCGGCACCCAGCCCATCCGCCGCGCCTGCGCCTCGACCTCCGCATCCCCCTCGACAGGCGCCCCACCCTCCGGCGCATCGGCCACCGGCTCGTGGCCCTCGGCCTCCGCGTGCAGCACCACGCCCTCTTCGCGCTCGTCCGTCATGCAAGCTCTCCCTCCTGCTTCGCCACTGCCGCAATCGCGGCAATACAGCGCTGCGACATCAGCCGGTACAGCCGCCCATCCTCACCCTTCAGCAACTGCCCGGCATAGCGTTCGAAATAAACCCGATCCCCCGCCGCCGGAATCGTCCCCACCCACTGCCGCGTGCCGTCATCGTTCCAGCGAAACGCCGCCGGCCCCACCGCAATCACCGTCCCATGCTCGGCCGCCAGCGTCTGGCGCTCCACATATTCCGCCGGCAACTGCACCGCCCCGCTGGTCATCTCGGCATGCACATCCGCCAGCACCAGGATCTTGTCGTCCAGCGGCACATACCCCGCCCGATTCACCCCGTCCCAATCGGAAACCACGAATTCCTGCTGGTCGAATTTCAGAATGCGTCCCTCACGCATTACCCGTCTCCTTCCGTTCCGGCACATCGCCGTAAAACGCCCGCATCGCCGCCCATCGCAGCTCGGCCATCTCGGCCGCCAGCGCCGCCCGGCCCCGCGCCTCATGCTCCTGCGCCAGCGTAATCGTCCCCGCCCGCCACTGGCCCAGCATCCGCTGCTCGATGCTTTCACCATAATCCGTCAGAAACAGACGCACCGCCCGCGTCACCGGATGATGCCGCCAGGCCAGGAACGCCTCCTCCGACAGATCCTCCAACATCGCCTGACGCTGCTCCATCGGGGGGGATCCTTTCTTTGGGTCTTCTTCTTTTTCTGAAGAAAAAGAAGCAAAAAGACTTTTTCGACGTTTCTCGATAGCATCAGGATGGAGAGGGAGTATTCCTAAAAATCCATAGTCTTCCATTTTTAAATCATAAGAATAAAACAAGCATCTCCACCCAACCCACCAACCCCACCGAACCCAAACAGATCAAAAGTTTTTTTGGTTCTTTTTTTCAAAAAAAAGAACATCCTTCACCCAAGCTCCACCTTCCGAGCCTGCGCCAACCGCAAAGCCGCCTCCGCCAGCGTCGAGACCTGCTCCACCGCCGCGCTCCCCGCCCGCATCTCCATCTCCCGCGCCTCACGCTTCGCGCGCAGATCCAGCTCCGCCGCCCGCGCCATCGCCGCCGGATCGGGCGTGGGCGCGGGCCGCAACACCTTGTCCACCATCCCGATGGCAGCAGCCTCGAAGGCACGGCGGCGGATTTCATGCCCGTCGCACCAGGGATCGTCCTTGAAGGCGAGCAGGAAATTGGCGCGTGCCAGTTGCTGCATGTCGGTGACGATCTCGGGGTCCGACACCGGCTCCACCCCGCCCCCCTGCTCGTAATCGGCGCGGGTGACGCGAAAGAACGCGCTGCCGTCCCGAAAGCCGGATTCATCGGGCAGATACAGCCGGTTCAGGCGGTAGAGCTTGCGAAACTCCCCGCCCAGACTGCGATGAATACGCTTAAAGATGGCGCTGAACACTTTCAGCCCCTGCTGGATCACCGCCAGCCCCAGCACACCGGACACATTCCCACCCGGCATGGCGCCGGAGAGGATATCCTTGACCGACGCAATCTCCCGCCCGGCATCGACCAGAAAGCCCAGCAACTGAAACAATACCGGATTGGGCCCCGGAAACTGCAACGGCACCAGATTCTCGCGCAATGTGGCACCCGGCGTATTCACCACCTTGTATTCGCCGACCTGAAAGCGCACGGACCCGCTGTTCAGCGACATGCCCGAGCCGACAAAGCCACCGCCGGCGTTGGCGAGATGCGCGGCATCGAACATCTGGTTCAGGCTGGTATTCACCGCCGCGTTCAGCGGATGCAGCAACGTGCCGAACCCGATATCGTAGATCGCGGAATCCGGCGACGGGATAAAGGAGAATTTGGTGTAATACGAAACCGCCTCGATCCGCCGGATGCGATGATCCTGCGCATCGAACATCACCCCATCCATGTCGAACCCGGCGGCAATGCGCGCAAGCCGGCCCGAATCGCGGGCGATGGTCACGATATAGGGCTCGGCATACCCGTCCCCATCCAGATCCAGCCGCCGATGCTGCTCCAGGAACGTCACCGGCGCATCGCTGTCCTCGCCGCCCTCATGATTGCCGCCATAATCCTGTTCCAGGAACAGCCCGGCCCGGATTCGCTCCTCGATCTCCCAAGGATAGAGGTCGATCTCCTCGGTTATCCGCGGCGCGGTGGCAAAGGATTTGGCATGGTAATCGATGCACAGCCGCAGCGGGTCGACCGTCTCGCTGACATTGCGCTGCAAGGCCGGGTCGAAATAGGTCTTGCGGAACATGGTGCCGATAATGGACAGCTTCAGCAGCAGCTTGTCGGTCTGCTCCTCCCACTCCGCCATCTCGTCCAGCAACTGCCAGCTCATATGCCGGCCGATCGCCGTCGCCCGCGCCCGCTTCGCCCCCGGCGGCACCAACCATAACGGCCCGCCATCCGGCCCCGTCAAGACCTGCCCCGGCCGCAGCGGATCGGGCACCGGCACACCGGAATCAACCCCCAGCACGGTGCCCCGCACCACGTCCCGGTCACGCACGATGCCCGGATAGGCCCGTGCCGCAAACTGCACCGCCGCCACCGTCAGCAGCGGATAGATGACGTTCGACGCCCCCGGCCAGGGATAGGTCTTGGGCTCGGCCACCTGCTGGGCCAGATCCAGCCAGCGGCGGCAATTCTCCTTCCATTCGGCCCGCGTGGCCTCGTCGGCCCGCCAGTCGCGCGCCACCCGGTCCGCCACCCGCCCGTGCGTCGCCTCGTCCAGCTCCTCCGCAATATTCGGGATCTCGATCCAGCGCCGCAGCCGCTCCGCCAGATCCATGTCGGGTCCATCCCGCTCCGCCGCATCCATGCTCAGCACCCCTCGCCGCCGGGCGAGAACTCGCCGCACACATGCTCGGGCACCACCGGCGGAAAGGTGGCGAAGGGCTGCGGCGCCAGTTGCCCCACACGCGGCGCCCCCTGCGGCACCAGCACCACCGTCACCTGCGGCGGATAGCGCCGGCACACCACATCGCCGCCCTCCACGCCATGATGGCGGCACTGGCGGCAGCTACGCCGCCCCAACCCCAGATGCGCCCCCAGATGCGCCGGAATCACCAATCCTGCCATGTCAGTATCCCGTAATGTGCGATCGCGTCCGCCCGTCATCGGGCAGCGCGCGCCAGATATCGTCATCCGCCTCCGCCCCGCCGGCCCCGCGCAATTCGCTGCCGAACAGCCGCGTGGCCACGTATTGCAGCGCGTCCATCACATGCGACCACCGGTTCTTCTCCGGCCGGTCGGTATAGCGCTCGCCACTCACCTGCACGCGCCGATACTGGTAGCCGCCCATCAGCGCCCGCCGCACGGTCGTGCAGCGCGGATGCAGCACAAAGCCCGGCGCCGCCCCGTCCAGCAGCGTGCGCAACGGCCGGCGCACACTCTCCAGCCGGATCGCCAGCGTCTGCATCCCCGGCGTGATGGCAATCCCCCGCGCATGCAGGATCTCGAAACAGGTCCGCTCGTCGGTCTGCGCCTTCTGCATCCCCGCCGGATCGCCGATATCCACAAACCGCGTATCGGGAAAATGCTGCGCCGAATGCCGCCCCACGATCTCGGCAAACCGCTCGATCCCCATGGCGTCCGACACCAGCTCGTCCACCACGATCCACTGCCCGGACGGCAGCATCTGCGTAAAGACACAGGCCGGCGTCAGCCCGAAATCCCAGCCCCGATAAACCGGCAGCGCCGGCACCGTCCGGCATTCCCGGCAATGGAACCCATCGTTATACTCGCCGAAGACCGGCCGCCCTTCCATGACGAACCCGTAATCCCCGTCGATATAAACCTTGTTCCACTCGTCGCTTTTCCCGACCGCCAGCCGCTGGTAATAACCCGGCGGCAGATTGTCCAGATTCTCCGCCATGGCGGCCCGCCCGCCGGGCTGGCGAAAGATCCGCGCGAAGCGTTCCACATTCATGCCCGGAATCACCTGCGCCAGCGCCGCCACCGCCTCCCCATGATCCTTTTCCTCGAAGAACCGGTACCAGTCCGATTCCGCATCCGGCGGATTGGTATCCATGATCACGCCCGACCATGTCGCCCCACCGTCCCGCCGCGCCGGATACCGCCCCACACGCCCCTGCACCGCCTCGATGATCGCCCACGGCACCTCGCGCGCCTCGTTCACCCACGCCCCGGTCAGCTCCAGCGACAGCAGGTTCCCCACCTGGTCCGGCCGGTCCAGCGCCCGAAACAGAAACTCGATCTCGGCCGGCTTCTCGTCCCCCTCCGCCACCATCCGGTCGATCACATAGGAATGCTCGCTCGGCTTCCACCGCCCGAAGCGCACCGGCGGAAACCATTGGTGCACGGTGCGGATCGTGGTGTCCTCAAGCTGGCGATAGGAATTGCGGATCACCGCCCAGCGCGAGCGCCGCACGCCATCCGCCCCCGGCGCCTGCCGCAACCCCCGCAGCACGATTTCCCAGACGCAGCCCGAGCTTTTCCCGGACCCGAACGGCCCCATCAGCCCCCTGATAAAGGCATCCGATTCCATAAACCGCCGGATCGTCGGCACCGACTCCCGATTATATCCCAGCACGCGCAGCCGGCGCCCTCAGCGCCCCTTTCCCACACGATGCGGTCCATGATCGGGCAGCGGCGCCACCCCCATCCGCCCGCCACGCGAACGCGGCGCAGGGGCCGCCGCGCGCTCATGGTCCTTCAGGACAACACCATCCGCCCTGCCGGCACGCACCCGGTCCTGCGCCCCCGCCAGCTTTTCCACGCCGAAATCCTGAGTCTCGCCCGGAATCATCTCGCCCTCGGCCAGTTCTTTATGCTGTCGCATGAATACTCTCCCCCGATCTTTCCGCAGGGCTCCGCCCTGCACCCGGAAGGGGACAGTCGTCCCCTTCACCCCTGTTCAGCGCACGACGACGGTGTACAGGCCCGGCGGATCGGCGGGCTTGCCGTCGCGGCCCAGATGCTGCTTCACATCCTTCAGCAGCCCGAAATGCCGCGCCAGCAGGTCCAGGCTCGGCGTACGCGCCGCCAGCCGCACCGTGAAATTCCCCGCCTTGTCCCACGACCACCCCGTCACCGCCGCACGCACCTCCACCGGCAGCGTCGCGATATCCTCCGGCCCCCTCAGCGGATGCGCCGCAATCGTGCCCACATCGTAGAAGGCCAGCCGCGTCAGCTCGGCAATCACCCGGTCCTGGCTGAACTTCGTCCGTTCTTCCAGCGCCAGCTCCGCTTGGCGGATCGCCTCGCGCACCCGCACCGACCGCAGCAGCTTCCACGCATGCTGGCGCGCATACCCCGCCCCATACCCGGCCCGCATCGCCGCCCGCGTCGTGTTCAGGTCGACCAGATATTCCGCGACGAACCGCGCCTGCCGCACGGTCAACCCCCGCGCCTGCTTCTCCCCCGCGTCCGCCGCCAT